CACGGCAAACGTGGTGCGGCACAGCATGGTTCCTGCGGAGCCTGCGTTAAAGATACCAGCCTCAACCAGAGCGCCAGTGCCTGTGCCAGCAGGGAAGCTGGCGGTGTAGGTCACGACGTTGGCTGCGGAGGTGGCGGATGCCAGGGCCACGCGGCCAGCCTCACCACCCAGGGCGGTGTCGCCAGCGGCAGCGGCCGTAGACGTAGTGCCAACGGCCATGTGGGTCATGGCCACAGGGGAGTTGGCGGTGGTCTTGAGCATGCTAGCAGCGATGAATTCTTTGCCAGCAGAGACAACCAGGTTCTTGATCTGGCGGGTGTCTTTGACAAGGCCATTCTCATCGAACAGCGTGATCTGGACGTCGCCAGTGATTTTGATTGTGTCGTTGATCATGGGGAGCTCCTTAGAAATAGGTTGCCGTGCCCACGTAGTCTTCGGCGAAGTACGTGATGTCACAGTAGTCTTGGGAAATGATTGAGCCGCTGTCAGCAATACCGACTGAGTCGGAGTAGGCAGGCTGAACAGCGATGACTGCCGAGTCTTGAATGAAGGTGACGTTACTGAACGTGGTCGATAGGGAGAAGTCGAAGCCGTCAGTTGCGCCGAAGCCGTCGTTCATGGCGAAGCCATCGGACAACGACTTGCTGTGCGCGATCGACAGCTCGTCAACAACTGGCTGGCTGTCGGCGAGCGCTTTGCTCGCGGAAAGGACGACAAGGTCCGTAATTGCAGACGCATCGGCCAGCAGTTTGCTGTACGTGATGGTTGCCTGGTCTTGAGCCACGACGGCATCAGCCAGGGCCTTGGCGACGCTCTTCGATGCAGAGTCGACGATGGCCTGCGCATCACCGAATGGCTTGGTCAGGACATAGGCCAGCGCCTCAGACACGGCGATCGAGTCGGTGGCTGCCTTGGCGATGTTGAGCGCGACAGCGTCTGGCAGGCTGAACGTGTCGGCGTAGTCGCGCAGGAAGACCAGCGTGACAAGCACGCTCTCCTCGAACGACACCTCTTCAGCCAGCACCTTACCGACAGACCGCGTGGTCGAGTCATCAAACGAGAGCGAGTCCTGGAACGGCTTGCTCAGCAGAAGCGAGACGCCATCTGTGGTGACGACAGAGTCCGCAACGAACTTGTAGAGGCCGGTCGAGTCCAGCTCCGCATCGACTACGAGCTCCACATAGGCGATCTCAGTCGCAGGCACCTGGTAGGCGACCTGGACAGACGGATTCATTACGCCGATGGAAGCTCGAATCGCCATCAGAAGTCCTCGCGAATCTTGAATTTGAGGACGTCGTACACGGTCTGCACCTGGCCGTCAGCGAAGGTGATCTCGATCTCGCCCTCGTAATCGCCAGCAGCACCTTGCAACATTGCTGGCGCAGATGCCGGGTAGAAAGCGACTTTGCCCAGGGCTGCATCAACGACAGAGCCGACGACGGTTGCCGCAAGCGTGGTCGACCCGACGGGCCGGAAGTACATGCGCACGGTTGCACCGGTCAGCGAGATGGCGGACTCGGTGGTCTGGTCGGTCAGCGTGCAGACCAGGGCGGGGCGGGTGTCGCCTTGAACGAGCTTGATCTTTTCGGCCATCTCAAATCTTCCTTAACTTCACGCTCAGGTTCGAGCGCACATGGCCGTGCAGGGCGCGGCTGCGAGCGACGTTCACGCCTTGGTCGAACTTGAGCTTGTGGACGCCTGCCAGCTCGGGGCTGGTGTACGCCTTGCCAGCGCTGGACATCAGGCGGTGCAGAGCGCCAGAGGCGATGATCTCGGCGTAGTCCTCGAAGATGACGTCGTCGATCGCGGTGGATGCGCGGGTTGGCTTGAGCGCCACGCGAAGGGTCAGGCCGTTCGGGTAGCGACGGTCAGGCAGGGGCCACACGCTGACCGAGCGCTCCTCCTTCTGGAGGTAGGCCTGCGGTGTGCTGCCACTACCGGTGTTGTACGAGGAGAAGAGGCGGTTGTAGACCGAAGCCTCGCGCACCACGTCAGGAGCCATCGCGTCGATCGGGTTGTTCTCGACCCAGGCCTTCTGAACTTTCACCACCAGGTAGCCAGATGGGGGATCGAGGTCGTAGTCGCAGACCTTGGGAACCATCGTGATCGGGTCGTGGTCACGGGTGAGCACCAGGCTCTTCTCGCAGAACTCGATGCAGGCGTTGCGGATGGCCAGCAGGACGACGGGCTCTGGCGCACCGGGCACCTCTGTGAGCACGTAGGGGAAGAACTCTTCGTAGTTCGTCATGCGACACCCCCGAGCTGCACGGCAGCAGTGTTGGGCATACCGCCTGCGCGGTTGATGATCGCGGAGTAGGCGTTGTCCTTGGTGAGCTTGACGCCCAGCTTGTTGGCGAATGCAGCCAGGTACGCGGCCTGCTGCGCGGGATTGGCGGTGTACTCAGTGTCCTTGCCGTAGGAGCGGTACATGACCCAATCGACGATCGGGTCGAAGTACATGTCGGCCATTGCCAGGTCATCTGTCAAAGAATCGACAGTGGCTGGGCGTTGAGACAGGAGCACTTCGATCTTCGTACCGGCCAGTGCTGGCGGGTAGACGAAGTAGGTGGTGGGGGCGCGGTCGTCCACGGTGAAATGGCGGACCTCTGCTTTGGCGGCAGCGGAGTGCCAGCTTGGGTCGAACTGATCGAGGACTTCACGCTCGATCATGCGGATGGCGCGGCCGGGGGTGAGGCCGTCTTGAGCCATGTTGCGCACGACGTCCATGAGCTTGAAGCAGTCTTCCGGGGTGGCTTGCTTGGTGCCTGCCGTCAACGTAACCACGCGCTGAGACGGGCTCGAGTCGGGCCTGGCGACAGCAACGGCGCGTTGCGCGTCGTCGGTCCAGAGGATCAGCTCTTCATCCTCCCAGCGCCGAAGGCTGGGATCGGTGTCATTGAGCAGATACCTTGCGCGTGAAATTACGTCAGAGACTTTCATGCTTCACTCGTTGCCGTTCTGGGCTTACGTGGAGCCCGTGTGACCTGTCTGCGAAAAGCTGCCTTGGCAGCCTCCAGCTCCGTGGCTGGCGGCACTTCCGCGCTGGTAGTGGCCTGATTCTCGCTGGTGTTTTCTGGCGCTTGCACAGGCTCGAGAGCAGGGGTGTAGTCCTCCATGTCGTCGCGAGCAGCGAGGTTGGCGGTCCACACGTAGATGTGGCCAGATGTCTTTTGCTTGAGGAGTTTGTGCATAAAAAAAGGGAGGGGAGTTACCCCCTCCCCCCTTCACGGGTTGACGTGATTACTTGGACACGTAGGCCGAGACCAGAGCTTCAGGCTTGGTGGTCTTGAAGCCGTACACGTTCAGGCCGCGCATGATGTTGCCGAACGTGGTCTGAGCACGCAGGCTCTCGACGTTGGTGATCTGCGAAGCGAACGAGATGGCGTCACGAGTGCCAGCCATGATGTTCCAGGCCGACTTGTCGGCTGCGCCACCAGTGCCGCCAGCAGCAGCGTCCGAACCCAGGTCGGTGACCTTGGACAGGTTGTTGCTGATGTACACGGTGAAGCGGTCGATCATGCCGATCTTGCCGTTGCGCAGCGGAGTCACGCTGTCGCCGGTCAGGTAGGCTTGCTTCAGATCAGAGTTCTTGATCATCGCAGCCATCCAGGCGGGGATCACCATCCAGCGGCCGTCTTCGGGCACGTTCTGCTCGTCCAAGCACTGGCCCATGTCCAGGATCAAGTCCAGGACGTTGGCTTTGGTGATGGCACGAGGAGCACCAGTAGCGCCGAGGTTGATGTCGCCAGAGATGGCACCAGCGGTGGCACCCTTGTTGGCGGCAGCAGCGTCTGCGTACACAGAGCCCAGGACGTCGCCGTCGATGGCGATCTTCATCTGCTGACTTGCGTCGTTCGTGAAGATGTCCATCAGCTTGACGTCGGCCTGCACTTCGTCCACGTCGTCCAGGACGACTTGGAAGTACTTGCCCTTGTCGATGTTCAGTTCCAGCGGAGTGCTGGTAGGAACTTGCGACGTCAGGTTCATGCCCTTCGTGTAGTTGCTGATGTTGATG